GTTGTGATTTCTTGACCCGTAGCAACTCGCATCGAACCGCCTTGTATCAATGAGCTTACAATGCCTGTATTTGCTTCCCAAACATCATTTAACGCGCAAACGGTCTTTGTGCCAGTACCATGTAAATCATAAGAACCCGCGATAAGAATATAAACCTTATTCATCAGTTTCTTTCTTTTCGGCGTTAGGGTCAACGGTAATTTTAGCGGTTGACTTCTCCGCCTGTTCACCAGCGACCAAAAGCTTCCCTAATTTGTCGCTTACTTCGGCAACATCGTCTTTCTCAAAATCAAAATAGTTCGTACCGCCCAAGCATGCCTTGGTGTCTTTTAGAAATTTTACTTTCATTTCAAATTCTCCTTTTGCTATTGTGTTAAAAAAGTGAGGGGGGGCTATCAAACACCCCCCTCAAATCAACTAACCGATTGTCATAGGTGTAAAAGCTTCTGCAAGAACAACGCCACCACCCACGCGCTTCTTGATGATGAAGCCAGTCGAATCCAAATCGGCGTATCGTTCGCTTAAACGCTGGATTGCAATGCCAGTGCGGTCATAAATGCGGTAGCCCGCAATAAAATCGCCGAAAACCAACGCTTCCGCGCCTGTGGCAATAGCAGGCATTCCCTCGTCAATAGCAACAGGGCGACCCAACAGCGTCGCAGGAACGCCAGCTTGTGAAGATGCTTCCCATAGGTATTCACCAGTTGTTGTTTTCAACTTACGAACTGCTGCTTCGGTAAGACTTGACATCATAAAAGTGCCATTTCGACGATATGAAGTGTTCACTGTAGCCATCATGTCAATAATCGCATCCATTGTGATTGCACCAACAGCACCCGATAAAGTCGCACGCGCCAGAACTCCCGCATCAAGAACAACCCCAGAAGGCTGTTCGGAAGCTGCACCCAACCCAGACGCGAATCCGACATCTTCCGCCTCCGCAATCGCACGGCTTGCCGCTTGGGTGATTTCATCGCCAATATCAGCTTCTACATCATCAAGGATATTGTTGTGAACAAGCACCAGCACCTTCAAATCTTCAACGGGGATGTTTGCTTGGTTCACACCAGAAACCGCCGATACAGTGATTGCACCCTTACCCCAAACGACAACGGGTTTAGTCAAGCCACCAAGGCGAACAGCATCGCGCCCCGTTTTGCGAACCTGCGCGACGGGGCGAAACCCTGCCAAGCTTGAAGCGGCGACCACGATGTCACTTTCCATATCTTCGGGGATAAGATACCCGCCATCAATGGCGGCAATGTTTGACAATGCGCGCTTTTCATCAGGTGTGCAATGCGCGCTTGCCGCCGTGCCATAACGCAACTGTTTATCAAAAGCCGCTTTGCGCAACTGGATTTCAGGGTCATCCGATTTGCCGTATTCCAGTTCAGGGCGTTGGGCGCGCGCTTCCATTTGCTCCAATCGTTTCTGCATGGCTGTAATATCGGTGTTGATAGTGTCTACTTTGGCGGAAGTTTCAGCAGTGGCTTCACCCGACTTTCGCACTTCTGCTTCATGCTTATCATTTGTTTGTTTGAATTGTTCAAAGGCGGTTTGAATATCGCCGCGTAATTCTTTCAGTTGCTCATTCATTAGTATTCCCCATTAAGTCTTTAATTTCAGCGCGTAGCTGTTTGATTAAGTGAGCATTGCTCGGCTTGTTGGCGGCTTCATCGCCTCCAGTGCTTTCATGCGGCTGGATGGCTAAAAGTGCGGAAAGTTGCGTCCGTTCGGCTTCGTTCATATTGCCCCGTAAGCGGGCTGCAATTTGTTCGAAGTCAGAACGCCGTTGTTTGCGATACTGTTCTGAAACGGCATCATCAAATTGCGTAAGCATTTTTTCGGAATGGAGTTCACCACGCTTCGCAGCGTGTACTTCGTCAACTGTTAAGGTGGTGTTCATTGCCAGTTTTGAATTGTCAAATTTGCGTTCGAGCATAAAAGCACGCACCGCTTCACCCACTGTTTCAGGTGTCATTTTACGAAGTTCGCCCGTGGTCTTGTATGCTATGTAATCAGCAAACCATGATTTGTAAGCTGTGGCGAAATCATCAACGGCTTTGGTTGCCAGTGCTAAAGAATCCGACCCGCTGGAATCGCCCCAACGAATATCTTCCATCGTTTCATCAAACGCCCACAGAAGTTCACCATGCTTCCCTCGCAAGTCCTGTTCTTTTAAGCTATCGTTGAAATCCTCGGAACGAACCGAATTGATGGTTGCCGCATCATTGCTTTCAAACACCACAGGGGAAAATTCATAGAGTTTTACTTCATGGATTTGACGAACGCCATCAACGATTGAATCTTTACCGCGTGGTATGCTGAAACCAATCGAAAGCGTGTTTATCACCCCTTCCTTCATCAGTAACAACGCTTCTTCCGCCTTCTGCACCCCGCGAATAAGCTGCGCACGAACGAACAACCCATAATCATCTTCGCGCATTTCAAGTGGTTTACCAATCGGCTCGTCCTCGTCGTGGTTCCACATCACCTTGATTTTATCTTTCCGTTCCTGTAAGGTCTTTGTGAAAGCCCCTTTTTGAATTGAAGTCCCGTATGTGTCCACCACACCAAAAACAGACGCGTACCCCTCAAAAATTCCCTTGTCCGCATCCACTGCGCGAATCTCAAACTTAACACTGTCACTTCTAATTTGTTTATTCATTTTTTATTATCCTTGAATGCTGAAAGTCATGGAGCAACGGCAATTTATCCGCTCGCCCGCTGGAAGGTTTGAATCGACGGGATACAGCCCGCCATTTGAAAATTTATCGAATAGCGGGACGGTCTCGCCGTTCATGTGATTGTGTGAATCTCTAACATGAGCATCCAACGCGGTGCGCCATGTTTTATGTGTCATGCCCGCTTGGGCGGCGGAAGCGAATTGCCCGAAGCTTGCAGAAGTTCCGATTTCAGTTCTTGCAATTCGTAATGCCCTGATTTCTGTAAATCCTCCAAAAACATCATCAACGGCTTGCGCGACTTGATTGGTGGTCAGGTTTTCGATAATGCCGTTCTGAATCTGTTCTTGAATCAATGCCCGCGTGGTTTCTTCGATTGCCACCACATCCGCCGCGATATTGTCACCAATCATCTTGTCCAGCGTGGCAATCAGTACATCGAGTTTCGCGCTATTCATTTTCGGCTATCGCAAGGGCGGCGGCAACCTGCATTTTCCTTAGTTCAGTCATCCAATCGTCACGGTGATTTTGAACAGCCGCGTGTGGGTCATCTTTGTTTTTGATGGCATCAACAACCAACTTACGCTGTTCAGTGAAAAGCGTTTCTAACGCCTTGGCTGTCGCCGCTGTGTGGTCATCGCGGATTGCTTCAAAGTCGCCTTGTGACGATGCCTTGCGTTTTTCCATGCGCTGTTTTGTTGCTGGAGCGGTTGCGGGTAGGGGTTGCCCACTGAATGATTTGTCGGAGCCTGAAAAAGTATCAAACCCCATTTCAAAGCGTTTGTTAATCGAATCAAACGGAACTCCCATTGCCCATAACCCGCTTGCGGCTTTCATTTTTTCTTGCATTGATTCTTGCATTGCTGGAACATTGCTAATGTCGTAAACGATTTTCTCGCCGCTTTTCAGCTCGCCACGAAAAGAAAGTTCAAATGAATCCCTGATTTTGGTCAACATAGGGATGACAGTTTCTTCCCAGAAAATTCGCCGTGATACTTTCAGGTTATTGAATGTTGACGCTTCGGTTACGCCAATGAGTTGAGGGGGAACGCCAAATATATTAAGGATTTCATCGCGGTTGAATTTTCGACTTTCGATAAAATCCATTTCGGCGGGGGTCATCCCCGTTTTGATATACGATGTTTCACCACCAATAACGCCAGCCGTTCGAGCGTTCTTTGCCCCCGCGAACATCTCTTTTATTTTTTCGCGGTATGTTTCCCATTGGCTTACAGTCATATCTTTGACGACAAACACGCCGTCCATGATGCCTCTATTTTCCATCGCAGACTTGTTGAAATTCTGCTGTTCAACATCGGTATCAACGGGTTTTGCCGCTGCTTGCAACACGCCAATTCCGACAACTGGATTGGAAGGGTTCGCCAATTTGAAATGAATTATTTCATCATTGCTTAGGCTTTTACCTTCGGAGCCACTTCTTGATTTTAATGAATAATGGTCAACCCATGAACCGCCAACGACGGGCGCGATTTTATCGGGTGAGATACCCCAGAGTTCTGTTGTTTTCCCGCCGACGACAACTTTTTTCGCATAGGCGTTGCCCGACAAAAGCAACCATTGCGTAAACAGTGAAAATAGTTCCTGTCGTGATATTTCAGGGTTTGGTGTTTCAAGAAGCTTTGTTACATGATGGTCATAAATAGGGTTGCCGTCGCTGTCCTGCACGAAAAAAGGAACGGATGAAACGGCGTTTGAAATCGCATTGCATGCTCTGAACACCCACCCGCTTGCGGTGTAGCCATCACTTACCGCCCGCGAAACCTTCCATGAAGTCCATTCAGGGGCTTTATGGTTCGGAACAAATGTTGCCCGTGCGTCATTAGCATTGCGTTTCTTCATGCTGCGAATTATCCACAAACGGAAACATCATTAAACCCCGCCGATTTTTACCATGCAAAGCGAAGGATAATCACCAGCCGACCATGACAGGCTTGGAGCTATCACGAACCCAGTTTAGAAACTGCGAAAATGAATCCACTTGGTCATCATGCGGCGCGTTGGGGAACGCGGCAATTTCGCTTTCAAAATCGAAAAGCCACGGGGCGCGTTCAGGAATGCTTACACGCCCTGCATAAACAATGCTTGTGCATGCCGCTAGTCGCGTAATTTTATCCGCAACTGGCATGATAGGAACCACAGGAAGCATCGTTGACGCGCCCAAATCTTGAATCAATGATGAACCGCTTGACTTATCTTCAATCAGCACTGTATCGGGTCTGTGTTTATCGTACAGCCCCACGCAAGCGGCTTTTAATTCGGGGTATAATAATTTGGCAACAAAAACATCAACTAAATAATAGGCATCACCGTCAATCGCCCATGTTGAGCAAACCGTTGGGTCATTTAGCTGGTTTGCTTTTTGCGCCGTGTCCCAGCTCTGCACAATCCGCAACTTGTCAGGAACGGCTTTATGCCGCTTAAACGACGAAATCTTAATCATGTTGCCGCCTGATATGATTGGGTTCTGTTGATAAAGTGACTCCCAATTTTCTGGAAGCATGTTTAGTTTTACAGACTTTAAAAGCCCTAAAGATTTATGTTCAGGAAATAACGCTTCGCCTTCCATCCTGTGCGGTTCGTCATGCTCTGCAATCGCTTTGTATGTAATCACCTGCACATCGTCACCAAGCTTCTTTTTAAGCCTGCCTATGGGGTCATCAACATGCCAGCGAGTAAGAATAGCGAGCATTCCCGCATCTTCTGAAAAACGGGTGAAAAAATCATCTGTAAGCCAAGCCCATGTTGAA